AAAGGATTGTAATACGGATAATCAATCGTTAAAGATTGACCTGCTGGCAAATAAGTGTTAGAGCCAGTCATTACCCAATATGCGTCCAATGTAGCGGTATATGTCGTTGTAGCAAGGTCATATACCCCAATTAGCAAAGGCGTTGTTATTGTATTCGTTGAACAGAATTGAATTTTATCAATAATAACCCCTCCCGCAATATTCGGTGCATCCGCATTAAATGTGGTTGCATCGGTTGTTTTTACGAAGCTCGTCAAAGTCACGGTGTAATTATCGGCACAAGCAATACCGACAAAACCGACAAATACTATTAATGACATTAATAGTTTTTTCATTATTTTTTCCTCCCCTTGTTATATTTTCTGTGTGGCTTATTATCCAAAAAACTAGAGCCTTCGACGTATTCAATCGAACTGTTAAATCTGTCGGCTTCAATTGCATTTAATTCTACAATTTCACCAACTTCAACAACTTTATTAAATCGAAAAGGTCTTATGGCTCTATACTTCATTACGCTACCGCCTCGTCAGTTATGGTAAACGCACCGCCAACTGGAACAACTATTGACCGACGCATAACGAATCTATAGGCAGTTTGGTCGGACTGGAACAGGTTGACATCAATTGTTGATGCACCGAGTACGCCATGCTGTGAAACAAGCAAGTCCATACCTTCATTTCCAGCTTTTTTACCCATAAATATATTTTTCGGGTTACCATAAATTACAACCGATTTAGCACCAAGCGTTGAGCTGGTGTTTGTTATCGAGGTCGCAACCGTAATAGGTACTCCAAGCACTGTATTTATTAGCTGTCCGTTTGAGCCAAGCTGTAGATTCCAAATCGGTCTACCAGTAGCGTCAACCAATCCCATAATAGCACCCAGCAAACTTCTATTGCAGAATATCTCCGCACCCATTCTATAAACTTCCATCATATCGGAATGGTTGAGAAGGGCTACAATATCAGCATAAGAAAAATGAGCACCAATTTGGTCGGCGGTATGCGGCGTTGATTTCGTTACCCCATTGAAAGGATCGGTCAAACCAGATACATCACCAATCAAGCCCAATCTTTCCAGCTCAATATTGATATTCTGTGCTACCAGATTTGCCAACTGCTGTTCCATACCAGATATTTCATCCTGTATGAACTCATCGGAAGCGTAAATCAATGCACAAATCTTTTTCAGCGTTGAGTGTGAATGTTGAAGCGTGGGTTTACTTGCGGTTTTCTGTGAAGTTTCCGCAACCCAGTAAACAGTCAAATCTGTCAACCAGACTGGCAACTGTTTATCATAACCTAGATTATGAACAATCGGAGTATATCTGCTAGGCAGATTTGTCGGATTATTCAGCTCGCCCAAAATCATACCAGAAAAATCAGATGGTACAACATATCCGCCCTGTGCGGGAGTACCTTCTGACATACCAAGTTTAATGAAATGGTCGCTCAAACTGGGATGATTAATTTTCGCTTTGAGCAAAAACTCGCCCAGCTTCATCGAGGTCTTTTTTTCCAACTCTGCTTTTGGCATTTTGCTTTCTGCCATTTTAGCTTCAACGCCGAGCATAATATCGGCTTTCATCTTTTCAAGCTCATCTTTTTTAATGGCATCAGCTTGAACAATACCATTTTTTTGTCCGATTTCAGCCAATGTTGCTAACTGCTTTTTCATCTCATTGACTGTAGACAATACAGCGTCTAAATTTTCCATCTGTTCCTCCTTATTTCAGCAAATCGGTAATTCCGATTTGTAGTTCCTTTAATTCTTTTGTGAGTATTTTTGATTTTTCCTTTTCTTGCGACATCAGTAATTCGTTATTTATTTCCGCTGATAATTTTAATATTTCATTATCAACAAAAGTTTCTATTTCTTGAACTTTTTTTAATTCTAAATTTTTCTGTTTAATTTCTTGCAATTCAAACAACCTATCCAATTTTTCTTTTAACTCATTATCAGCTTTTGTGTAAATCTCTTTTAAATCAACATTTATATTGCTCTTATTCTCATATAAATATGATTTTACTACAAAGTCCAGTAATTCGGTTGATTTTGTAGCGTTAGGATTTGCAGGCACATTGACCGCTGATATTTCGAGCAATTCGGATGATTTATATTTTCTTCCCTGTCTTAACATAGGCTTTTCCTTGTCAACAGGCATATCCTCCCATTCGATAGGGTCAAACCTTACGCTAAAAGATGTAAGAAAACCTTTTTTATAGGCATTATAGACTTGCTCTGCGAAAGGGTTTACATCAGAGGGTGCAAATATGGGTTTGAATTTGAGTTTATTTTCCTCAACCCAAACATTCTCCGCTTTGGCAATGGGCATAAGGCTTGCGTCATGTTGCCATAATACGATAGGGTTTTTTTTGAAATTTTTTAATTTCCAACCACCTGTGGCAAGTATATCGCCGTCCCTATCAATATCATCCGTACTCGCTGTTGCAATAAAAGATTTTTCTTCATCATTAAAATCTTTACTTTCAACAGAATACAGCTTTTTAATTTTTTCCATTTTATACTCCTTGTCATCAAAATTTATAATCTCGTTATTGCCCATTTCAAGTTCCATCATACCTATATGCTCGTTAGCCCATTTTGTGGCAGATTCCAAATCCCATTTCGGAGATTCAAAAATATATTTTGCTATTCTCATTCCACTACTTGAATCATTCTTTAATTTTCCCCCGCAAATAGAAATACCGTTATTAACACAGGAGTTTTTTAATGTTGATTCTATAAATTGGTTAATATCTCGTACTAATATTTCAAGCAATATCTTTTTCCTGTATTTCTTTATTTGGAATATAAATCAAAACACCTGCGTGCTTTTCAATTTGAAACATTACATCAAGCATAATACTATGCTTTTGGTCACGTTGGCTTATCGGTAAATCCATAGGGTACGCCCAATAATTATCGCTAAAAAGATGTATATTATTATCCATACCAATTTTTTCAATTATTTTCATCGCCTCTGCTCTATTAATTCTTTTTTTTATCATTCGCCTGTATCCCTAACCGCAAATATAGTGCAACGGCAATTAATATTCGAGCCTTCATCATCGAGCTGTCCGGGAGCCATTCCCTTACCGTCCATTAATACAAATTCCTCATCCATAGGTATAGCATTTTCTTCCGTGTAATCCATTGTAGCTTTTAAATGGCTATCACGAATTCTGTCGTCCATTTCACCCAGCCAGCCTTTAAGCAACCTTAATCCCGATTGCTTATATGCTTCCAAAGCACCCGCATTACTCGCACCTATAACCTCTGTTCTTGCTATACGTTCAGCTTTGAAACTTTCATTTTTGTAACCTGCGTAAACCTCCTGCAAGCGTTTAACAATATCTGGTATACTTTCGCCCTCTGCAAAACCTTCTGTCAATTGTTTTTTCAAATCGTCATAAAGAGTAGGTATAACCTCTTTAGCTTTACTTAACGCATTGGCTTGTAACCACTTTTCCGCTCTAGGATTTGATACGTTAAATGAGATTGAGCCCAATCCTATATTCTCCATTTCTCGTTTACCATTTTCGTTAAATGCTAATTTCTGATATTTTTTGCTCTGCTTCATCCATTTTTCTATTTCTTCATCTTTATCGAATAAATAACTGTCAACTTTTTTCTTGTCTATTGATTTACTCTTTACCAATTCGCTGATAGTATCCTGTTCCAAAGCGGTAAAATATTTGTCAATAAACTTCATATATCCTTTTTCTATTCTGCGTGTCATACTATCGAACTGTTTCCAAAGTATCTCTTTACGGATTAACCAGCTTTTAGATTTAGGCTCTGTTTCTTCCTCTTCTGCGGGAGGTACTATTTCTGTTTCTGGTTGTTCCTTTTCCGACATCTGGCTTATAGGCATTAAGCTAAACTGTATATATCCTTCATCACCGCCTTCGATAGGCTCAAACGGTAATTTTAACGCTTCAATAATTTGGTTTAACGGAATACCCATAGAGAAATACCGTTGTGCAATAACGCTTAACTGCTCTTGATTTTCTTTCAGCGATTCTACTGTAGATAGGTCAAATTCAAAATATAAAGTTTCATCAAACCTTCTGCATACTGTGGATATAACCTGCTCAATTCTTTTGATTTTTGGTATTATACAATGCACCCAAAATACTTTTACAGCCTGCTCATAATTACTATACGAGGCATTATCCAATATACCAATAAGAATAGGCGGTACTTTGAAGGCGATACATATTTCCTCTCTACTCAATTTTATACCTTGAATAAACTCCAAGTCCTTCATACTTTGAGATATGGTTTTATATTTTAATCCGTT